CTTGCAGCTCACCTACGAGCAGTTGACCGGGGACCTCACCGGCGTCAACTACTCCTCGATCCGGGCCGGCTTGCTCGAGTTCCGCCGCCGCTGCGAGCAGTTCCAGCACCAGGTCATCGTCTTCCAGATGTGCCGGCCGATCTGGCGCGCCTGGATCGACGCCGCCGTGCTCGCCGGCGCGCTGCCCGCGAGCGACGGCAACTACGACGTGAAGTGGATCCCGCCGGGCTTCGCCTGGGTCGATCCGCTCAAGGACATCAAGGCCCAGATCATGGCCGTGCGTGCGGGCTTCAAGAGCCGCGCCGAGGTGGTCTCCGAACAGGGCTACGACGCCGAGGAGATCGACCGCGAGATCGCCGCCGACAACGAGCGGGCGGACTCGCTCGGCCTCGAATACGACTCCGATCCACGAAAGGAAACCAATGACGCATCTGCCGCATCTGGCGGCGCGGATCTTTGACACGCCGCTGCTGATCGCTCCGCAAAAGCTCGAGGTGATCCTGGCGGTGCTCGCGCCGCGGTTCGGGCTGGAGCTCCCCGTGTCCGCCGCGGCGACGACCTCCGAACGCCCCGCCCGGAAGCCCTATGAAGTCACGCCGGACGGCATCGCTGTCATCCCGATCGAGGGCACGCTCGTGCACAAGGCGTACGGGCTCGACGCGCTCTCCGGCCTGCGGTCCTACGTGGATATCCAGGAGGAGATCGAGGACGCCGCGACCGATCCAGCGATCAAGGGCATCCTGCTCGACATCGACTCGCCGGGCGGTGAAGTCGCCGGCGTATTCGACGCCGCGGACACTATCTACGCCGCGCGCTCCGCCAAGCCGGTCTTTGCCGTGGCCGATACGGATGCCTTCAGCGGCGCGTACCTGCTGGCATCCGGCGCAGAGCGAATCTATGCAGGCCGGACTTCCGGCCTCGGCAGCATCGGCGTGATCGTCACGCATCTCGATGTGAGCGCGAGCGATGAGAAGCTCGGCTACAGGTACACGATCGTCCACGCGGGCGCCCGCAAGGCAGACTTCAACCCGCACACGCCGTTGAGCGATGAGGCGCGCCGGGTGCTCGAAGCCGAGGTGGATCGCACTTACGGTTTGCTCGTCGGCGCCGTCGCGCGCAACCGTGGCGTCGCTGAGTCCGCCATCCGCGATACCGAAGCCAAGCTGTACTTCGGCGGCGACGCCGTCGCGGCACAACTCGCCGACAGGCTTGGCACGCGCCAGGACGCCCTGGCCGGTCTTCGCGAGGCCATTTCGGCCCGCCCCATTTCAATCCAACTCCAAGGGAGAACCAGCATGAACGAAGAACAGCACGCGGCGGAGCCTTCCGCCGTGGATATGGAAGCCATCCGCGCGGAGGCTCGCCGGCAAGGCTACGCTGAAGCGCGGGAAATCGTGGAACTGTGCGCCTTGGCGGGAATGCCGGGCAAAGCCGCCGCGCTGCTGGCGAAGCAGGCGAGCGCGGCCGAGGCCCGCCAGTACCTGCTCGAGGCCCGCGCCGCCGAGGACGCCGCCGAGATCCGCTCGCACGTGATGCCGGAGACCGGAACCGTCGTCAAGGCGAACCTCGACAACAACCCGGTGATCAAGGCCGTCGAGCGCCTGGCCGGGAAAGGGGTGAACTGACATGCCCATGCTCATCGAATCGAACTACCTGGGCGACTGGCTCAAGTACGAAGCGGACAACCTCTATAGCCGGGACGAGGTTGTCGTCGCCTCGGGCCAGAACCTGAAGACCGGGACCGTCATCGCCATCGTGAATAACAAGGTCGTCCAGTTCGCTCCGGCTGCCAGTGACGGATCGAACGTCGTCGCCGGCGTGCTGCTGCTCGACGTCGATGCGAGCAGCGGCGACAAGCCCGGCGTCATCATTGCGCGCCACGCGATCTGCTCCAAAGCGGGCCTGGTGTGGCCGAGCGACGCAACCGAGGTGCAGAAGGCACTGGGCATCACGCAGCTCACTGCCTTGGGCATTCTCGTCCGGGAAGGAGCCTAACGAACCATGCCGATGATCAATCCTTTCGACACTGATGCTTTCAACATGACGGCGCTGACCGCCGCCATCAACAAGATCCCGAACACCTACGGGCGCCTCGAGCAGTTGAACCTGATGCCGCCGCAGGGCGTCCGCACGCGCACCATGATCATCGAGGAGATGAGCGGCGTGCTCAACCTGCTGCCGACCCAGCCGGTGGGCGCGCCGGGCACGCTCGGCACGCAAGGCAAGCGCAAGGTGCGGTCGTTCGTGATCCCGCACATTCCGCACGACGACGCCGTGCTGCCCGAGGAGGTGCAGGGCATCCGCGCTTTCGGCTCCGAGACGGAGATGGACGCGCTCGCGAACCTGCTGGCGCAGAAGCTCCAGAACATGCGCAACAAGCACGCGATCACGCTCGAGTACCTTCGCATGGGCGCGCTCAAGGGCGTGATTCTCGATGCCGACGGCTCGACGCTCTACGACCTCCACAGCGAGTTCGGGATCACGCCGAAGACGGTCAGCTTCGCCCTGGGCACTTCCTCGACTGAGGTTCTGCTCAAGGTGCTCGAAGTGAAACGCCACATCGAGGACAACCTCAAGGGCGAGTTCATGACGGGCATCCTGTGCCTGTGCTCTTCGGGGTTCTATGACGCCTTCACCACGCACGCCAAGGTGAAAGAGGCGTTCATGTACTTCCAGCGCAACCAGCAGCTCGGCAACGACTACCGCACCGGCTTCACCTTCGGCGGGATCACCTTCGAGGAGTACCGCGGCCAGGCGACCGACGCCGCAGGGAACGTGCGGAAGTTCATCGCGGACGATGAGGCGCATTTCTTCCCGCTCGGGACGGCGAACACCTTCCGGACGTACTTCGCTCCAGCCGATTTCAACGAGACGGCGAACACGCTCGGGCTGCCGCTCTACGCGAAGCAGGAGCCGCGGAAGTTCGGACGCGGCACCGACCTGCACACGCAGTCGAACCCGCTGCCGATCTGCCTGCGGCCGGAAGTGCTGGTCAAGGGCACGAAGGCCTGAGTCATGGCCGATTGGACTTCCCTGGCCGGCGCGCTCAATGCCGGCGTGCTGAGTGCGTTCGGCCGGGAGGTCATCTACTCGCCGCAGACCGGGCAGCAGGTAACGGTCAAGGCGATCTTCGAGGAGACCCGCGAGGCCGAAGAGAACGCGCCGGGCGTATATGGGGCCGTGTTCCTTCGCGCGTCGGATCTCGCCGCGCCGCCCGAGCGCGGGGATGAGGTGCAAGTGGACGGCGTCTCCTACAAGGTGTTCGACATACTGGCCGACCGCGCGGGCGGCCTCGTGCTTCGTCTGCGGCAGACCTGACCTTATGGCCTCGGTGCGCATTTGGCAGAAGAAGCAGATCCGGCTCGACCGGCTGAACTTCAAGCAGAGTCAGATGTTCAAGATCGGCAACGTCGGCGTGGCGGCGGTGAAGAACCGCGTGGGCGCCGCGCTCGGGCCCTCGGACGCGCCGGCCAAGCCGCTTACCAAGCGGTACGCGATCCGCAAGACAAAGCTCGGCAAGGGCAATCGCCGCAACCTGACCTTCACCGGCGACATGCTCCGGAACTTCATGGTCCGCACGGTCAGCGAAAACCGCGCGGCGGCCAGCCTCTCGACGCGCAAGGACCGGATCAAGGCGTGGGTCAACCAGAAGATCGAACCCTGGGTGGTCTTCTCGCCGAAAAACCGAGCCGCCGTGCTCGAGGCGGCGCGGCGCGTGCTCAACGAGATGAAGAACACGCTTCTGCTTGAACGCGCGCTTGGAGGCAAGCAGCGATGATCAACCCCGCCGAACTCGTGGACAACCTGGTCGCGATGCTGCGGGCGATTCCGGATCTCGTCGCAGAAATGGATGGCGATCCGGAGCGCATCTACGCCTACCACGACCAGTACCCGAAGCGGTCAAGCCTGGCGCAGGCGATCCACAACATGCCGGCGCCGGCGGTGATGGCGGTCTGGCAGGGCACCGCTCCCGGAACATTAGGCAGCGTGGATGTCTGGAAGCACCAGGTCACGCTCTATCTGCGGGCACGCGAGACGTTCGACGGCGATCCGCCGGCGGCCTACTACCGGCTGTTCCGGCTGATCACCAAGGGCGTCCCGGAGGGATCGGAAGTGCCGATGCTGAACGCCACGGTCCACCCTTCCTGCTATCCGATGGACCTGCCGCAGATCCAGCGGCAGACCGACGCGGAAGGGCTGGACTATTTCGAGGTTCCCATCACGTTTACGGAGATTGGCGATGAGTGAACGCAATACGGTGTGGCTCCGGCCGCCATGGGGCGAGGGCGAGCCGAAAGAAGTCGAGGCGACGCCCGCCGTTCTCGTCCCGCTGTTAGTAGCGGGCTGGTCGCAGTGCGCGCCGCCGGCCGCCACCGAGGAGGTGAAGGAAGATGTCCACGACTAGACTGCAAGAGGTCCTGATCTGCTTCGGCAAGCAGAAGCAGACCGACATCGCGACAGCGAATACGGGCGCCGAGATGTGGCGTTTCGGCAAACTCAACGCGGCGCTCGCCAACCCGAAGCTGAACACCGAAAACGACGCCGAGGAGTTTGGTAAGGGCCATGAGTTTCCCACGCAGTCCTTCCAGACCTCCTGGGACGTCTCGGGCACGCTCGAAAAGTACCTCTCGGCCGAGATTGCCGCCTGGGCTATGGCGTTCGGCCTGGGCAAGGTGGTGAAGAGCGGCACCACTCCGAACTTCACCTACACCTGCACGCCGCTGATGCCGGCGAGCGGCGATGCGGCCGAGCTGCCCTACTTCTCCTTCGTTGAGCAGATTCGCCCGGGCGCGGGCGTTGTCCTCGACCGGATGGCGGTTGGATGCGTGGTCGAGAGCTGGACCATCAGCATCGGCAGCGGGCCGGGCCGCGCCAATAGCAAAATCACGATTGAGTTCGCCGGATCCGGCAAGGTGATAGAGCCTTCCGCGATCACGATGCCGGCGGCCACGGTCGAGAAACTTTTGCCCTCGGCCTCGCTCGCGCTCACGATCAACGGCGTCAACTACGTCTCGAATAAGAACATCGTGTCGATCGAGACGGGCTGGAAGAATAACGTCCGGATGGACGCGGGCTTCTATCCCGGCTCGGGCTTCCAGACCGCGGGAGACGCCACGAGCGGTGCAGTCCGCGGGCGCCTGGAGTTCGGCAACCGCCAGGGCACGCTGCGCTTCACTGCGCGATTCGAGAGCGGCTCAACGGAACTAGCGAAACTCAGGAACCAGTCCACCGGCACGGCGGTGCTGTCGCTCGCCTACGACCCGAACAACTCGCTTGAGATCACCTGGCAGAGGGTCTCCTTCGCGACCGCCGAGGTGGGCGAGACCGACGGCATCGTGACGGTCGCCGTCGAGTGCCTGCCGATGTACGACGCGGCGAACGGCATCCTCTCGGCCGTCGCCAAGTGCGGCGTGGACAACATCTGCCAGTAGGAGCACCTCATGTTTGACGCAACCAAACCCATCACGATGAACCTGCGGACCCCGGCGGGCGTGAAAACGGTTCGTCTGCGCTTCCCCTCCGATGACGAGTGGACCGAGCGCCAGCGGCGGCGAAAGGTGATCATCAAGCAGCTCGGGCGCGGCATCTCGGAAACCGTGATTCCGAACTCCGAGGACGTGGACGCGGCGCTCGTGGCGAAGATCCGCACCGACGAGCAGGTGCCGCTCGAGGTCGATCCCTTCGAGGCGAGCCGTATCATCGAGCAGTTGAGCCAGGCCGAGGTAGACGACGTCGAGCAGGCCGGCGATTCGTTCCGCATCACGCTCCGGGTGCTCGGCGGGATCGTGGTGCACGTCCTCGCGATGCCCTCGGCAAAGGACGTCTTCGAGTACCGCCGCGCGTTCGCGCGCATCCTCGACCTGCCCTTCAACAAGCAGGAACTGACGATCAACCTGGCGGCCGCGGGCACGCTGTACAAGAAGCTTGCGCGGTCGGCCGAAGGCTACGCCGGGGAGGTCCCGATCATCCACCAGGCCGTCGCGGTGAAGGCAGCGATAGATGCGCTCGACGCCGGCTTTCAGGAGGACCGCGACCCAAACTTCTGAACGGGGAGTGGCCGGAGCAGCCCTCCCTCCGCTTCCTCATTCACTGGGCTCTGCGACGCGAGGAGCTGTGTGATCCGCGCCTGTGTCCCGATGCGCCGGAGGACGGCGGCCGCTGCGACCACTGCCCGCTGGACAGACTCGATGCGGCGCAATCGTCCGAAGTGGGCCTGCTCATCCGCCGCGCGCTCGATCTCCGGACGGCGCTGAAGCTGGGTGTCCAGATTTCACTTGAAGAGATCCGGGCTGACGAATTCTACACGATGCTGATCCTCGAAGAAGAACGCGAGCGGCTGGACAGGGAGCAACTCAATTGCGCGAGATCGTGATTCCGAGAAAACTTGCTGAGCGGATCTGCCGCCATCTAGACCTTCCGTTTGCTCTGCACGGCGAGTCGCTCGAGGTGCTAATGAACCAGATTGCAGGCGCGATCCGGCGGGAAGCCGTCTCCGCGACTAAGGCCACCTGCCTGGAGATCGCCGAGGACGAAGCGGAACGCTGCCGGACGGTGGGGGCATCCACGGCTCAGCAAACGGCCCTCAATATCGCCGCCCGCATCCGGCGGCGTGTACAGACGGCCTGACCGGCGCCGCAGTATGCCTTCCGATAACAAGCTCGAACTGGTAGTCGAAGTCGATGCCAACCGGGCGAACGCCTCCATCAAGAGCGTCAACACCAACCTGTCCAGCATCGAGCAAACCGCCGCCAACGCGGCGCGCGGCGCCTCGCAAGGCATCGACGGGATGACCGCTTCGATGGTCAAAGGCGCTACTGCCGGCAACCTGCTCGCGGACGCCATCAAGAAGGTCATCGACTTCGGGAAGGAGTGGACCATTGGGGCTGCGCGGCAGGCGGCCCAGGAAGACCGGTTGGTCTCCATCACCCGCACTCTCGCCAGAGTGCACGGCGACGGTGCAGCCGCCGCGGCTAAGGCCATCGAGGCCATCCGCCAGATCGGCTACACCTCGGAGGACGCCACCACGAGCGTCCAGAAGCTCATCATCGCCGACATCGGTTTGGAAAAAGCGCAGGGCCTCGCGCGCGTCGCCAAGGACGCCGCCGCCGTGAGCACCGAAGGCCTCGGAGCCGCAGAGGCCTTCGAGAAAATCATGCTGGCGATCGAGACCGGCCAGAGCCGTGGCCTGCGGACGATGAGTTTGTTTGTCGATCTGAACAAGGCGGTTCAAGTTGAGGAGATGAAGCGCGGCCGAACGCTCACCGACCTCGAAGCCAAGCAGGTCCGCTACAACGCCGTGATGCGTGCGGCGACGGAGATTCAGGGCGCGGCTGCCGCCAAAGCCGAGAGTGTCGACGGCCAGATGGAAAAGCTCTCGCGCGAGCTGAAGGACCTCAAGGACGATGTCGGCCGCGCGTTCCAGAGCGAGTTGAAGGCCGTCGTCGGCCACTTGAAGGACCTGGTCGGCTGGCTCAAGGAGAACGTTACCTGGATTGAAAAGTTCGGCACGATGGCGGTCTGGCTCGCGGGCATCCTCGCTACCTACGCGATCGCAACGAAGATTCTGGGCATCGCCAAAGCCGTCGACGCTCTGACTCTGGCGCTCACCCGGAATCCTTGGGCGTTGCTGATCACGGGCGTGGTCACCGCGGGCGCGATCGTCTACAAGTCGTACAGGGACATGCAGGAGGGCCTGGAGGCGCGCGGCCGCGAGATGGAGAACGCAGCGCTCCGGCAGCAACTCTTCGCCGGCAAAGTCAGGATCGAGGACCTGCGCAAGCGCGGGATGACGGACGAGCAAATCCGCGAGCTGGTCACCG